AGAATCCACAATTCACCATCCGCCCATCTACTAAATGCAAAAGGTTCGTGGTTTTTTATTTTGGTATAATATTTTTCAAATTCTTCTTTGAAGTCTTTCATCACGCTTCCAATAATTTAAAACCATCATCAACTGCTCTGGAAAGACACACACCCATCAATTGACCACCAGTAAATGGTTGTCCGTTGTTTCCTTGAAACTGTGTCATTGAAATTCCTTCTTGACTATGACCATATTCTTCGCCCTTTGTGCTTCCCCACAATTCCTGATTGTCCTTGGGATGTGGAGGAACATAAGTTCCGAAGTCTGTGTACTTCTGAATCATATGAGAGAAGTGAATATCTTCTCCTACAATTGGCGGAATGTCTGTGTGTCGTAGTTCCCTAAACAAAACAGATAGAAGTTCTCTAGGAAAAACCCAAGAGTGTCCCACGATATCAACTTGTGTAGTTTCTTCGTTGGGTTCACACCAACCAACTCTACGAAGTTTTTGCCAAGAGTAATGTTTATCTCCAAACAAAACACCAACTGTTCCCATAAGACCTGGATGGGTTTCCATAGTATTAATACAATTTTCTATCCACAATGGACCGGGAATTGTATCATCATCCAAAACACAAATATAATCTGCTGTTGAATTTAGAGCATAAGCAAATCTAGACCAAACACCAAGATTATTATTACAGTTTGCAAATATTAATTGTTTTTGAATTTCCTCTGGAACAGTTTGTTCACTATCGTTTCTCCAAGCAAAAATATCTGACGGTTTTATACTCTGTGCTTTTACCGCATTGACTTGTTCTTCTAACCATCGAGTTCTTCTGAAACAATTTAAAATTACATCAACCTTCGCCATAAGTCATCCCCATTTTACCTTGTAAGGTTTCTGTACTTCCCCAATACTGTTCGGAATAGATTGGTTCATTCTTGAAATGCGTTTCCATTCCGCTATAGTGTCTAGGTAGGAAATAGTGACTAGGATAAATTCTAATTTTATTGTATTGTATTTTTCGTACTGTGTCTGTTAAAAGACCAGGACCAGTAATCTTCCAAGCGGTTAGGTTTGGAGCAGATTCTATAACTTCTGGTGGCATTAAAGCAATTCTGGCAATAATATGCTCCATCAATTCATTGTCTTTGCAAGCAGCCAAATATCCGTTACACATCAAACCAGTTCTGATATATTCATTTTCCCAACAACAAAAAGAATCATTATCTACAAAAAAATCATCAAGAGGTTTGGTACAAATTGAATCTGCATCAATGAAAAATCCGCCTTGTTCTTTTAATAATTGATAACGAAGAATATCGGCTTTGCCCGCATATTCTTGCATTGCATCATACTGCTCTTTGTTTATTAGTGTGGGTAAATTATCATCTGTCCATAGAATATGTTCCCAGTCGGGATTCATATCCCGCCAAGTCTCAATCATATCATCTGGTCTTTTTTCTTGGTCACCAACCCAAATTTGGTGGATGATTTTTGGTATCATAATGTAAAACTCGCTTAATCATTTTTTATTACCTATATGATATTTAGGACACAATTCCCAATTATCTTTTTCCTTGAACGGTAAAATTTTAATTTTGTTTATTCCAATTACTGGCTCTTCTGTTTGTTCGGAGTCTACTATTTCCAACAGTTCCCACTCGTCTAGTAAATTTGCTATTGTGTTTCTTCTTGCAATATCTTCTTCACTAAGATTTGTTGGTAAACCATCAAGTGCAAATAGTTCTTTAAAATGAACAATGTAGTATTTTCCTCTTTTGTGTAATATATGACAGGATTGCCATAGTTTATTTTCACGGCGAGAGGAAACGCCAATTCTAGTAAGGGTTTCTTTAATTTTTAGGAAGTCATCATCTTCCGACAACAATACTTCAACTAAATCTTCCACACCTATTTCAATATATCTTTCTTCCATATTATGTTCTCCATTATTTGCGATTCACGCACAATACGGAAGTATTTATATATTTTCATTTTTTGCCGCCGGTATACATTTCCTTTCTCATATTTTCGATATCTTCGTCTGTTAGGAGAGAAATAATTTCTTTTGTTTTTCTATTAGAGTAACCAAAATAAGTTTTTACTGTATCAAAATCATCTGGCTTCTCATCTTTTAGCCATTTGCTAAATCTTTTCCTTTTTCTCGTTGAATTTAAGAGAAAATCATAATGCATCTTCTTCGGAAGACCACAATGAAAATTCATTTCATTTGCTTGCATAATGGTGTCTGGAAAATAGGACAAACAGCGATTAATAATAAATGGAGTATAGCCTTTCTCCACCGTTTCGTCTTCGGTATCAAGAAGGTTAACCTTTGTATGATTTATGGAATTTAGATAATCCCCAAGTTTCATTCTGGTCTATCTACTAATTCAATATGTTCTTCGTGGACAAAATCAAACCCCGCGAAGGAGCCGGCTACCCTTCTGAAATCAAACAATACCATATCACCATCTCTAATATCTTCTTCTACTTTGGAGCCAACTGAAGCAACCTTGCTCCAAACCATCCCACCAGGTCTGCTATTATCAGTGAAAATAATACCAGATTCGGTTGTCTTTTCTGTTCCTACATCGTTAGGAAGCAGTGCTATAAATTTTCCGTTAGGTTTAAGTACACTCATTTGAATTCACACTCCACCATAATTTCTACTAAAGCGGCAGTAGTATTAATTTCGCTATCCGCCACAAATGCATCTTTATATTGATAATCTGCTAAAATCAAAACCGCTTGGGGAATTGATTGTGCTTCAAGATAATCATATAAACTATCATATATTTTTCTGAATAACTGAACCGAATCGTTGTCGAGATTTTGTACAACCCACTTTCGTACCTCTACGAAATTCTTTTCTTTCATATGAGTCATTAAATCATTGATATGTAATTCTCCAATTTGATTGAGAATCCCAATATCAATTTCACCCGCTACAGAATATCGTTGCAGTTCATTAAGAGTTCTGCGAAAATCAGGGAAGTGTTTAAGTATAAGTTCTGCCAGAACCTTTTCGTTATAGTTTATTCCTTCTTCTTCAAGAATAAAACTACATCTTTCTAAAAACTTTGATGCAAGGTTTGGCTTAGATTTGTTCGGAATACTAAATTCTATGGAAGTACATCGTGAATGGATAGGTTCGATGATACGATTCTTAAAATTACAAGTTAAAATAAACCTACAATTTTTTGAAAATTCTTCAATAAATCCACGAAGAGCAGGTTGCATACTTTGAGCATTTGCATAATCAAATTCATCAAGAATGACAATCTTTTTTCCACCCGATATAGAAATCGAACTGGCAAAATTACGAATCTTTGTTCGGAGTGTGTCGATGTTTCCATCTTCCGAACAGTTAATCATAATATAATCTGCATCTAATTCTCTACAAAGAGCCTTTGCAATTGTGGTTTTACCACAACCCGCACCACCAGATAAAAGTAAGTTCTGAACTTCACCAGAATCTACCATTTGTTTAAAGGTTGTTTTTATAGATTCAGGAAGAATACAATCATCAATGCACTGTGGGCGATATTTTTCTACCCAAAGATAGTTTTTCATAAGAGTTAATGTCATCCGTTATAATTCGAATCCGTTTCTAATGCAATCCAATAAACAATATCAGTGTTATTAACAAACTGACTGATATTTTTATCGCTGATATCCACATCATAATCTCCCTCAATCATCTTGAGGTTTTCTACTTTGAAGTAGAAACAAAAATCGTGATTGCTTGGTATAGGACCAAGGTCAATTCTAAAACAATTACTTGATACATCATTCTTGTCAAGAACTGCTAATTCTAAATTGTCTCCATCTGTGCGAACTGCCAAATCAGAAACTTGAAGAACAGATGCCGCTTTTTGTAGTTCTGAAAAATTCTTTTGTGTTAATTTAAAAGAAACGACTGGGTTAGGCATTGTAATTGATTTTGTAGGGACAGAGAGCAAAGAAGGCTCACTATAATAATACTGTACCGATGCACCACTAGTGCCAGAAATCGTAACAAACTTCTCATCAAAAGTAAATTCAGGCTTATCAAAGAGTGAAATTACGCCAAGAAATTTATTCAAATCCCAAATACCAAACTCGGTATCAAAGTCTTCTTCTACAAGTGATTCCGACATAACATTCTTGACTGGTGAAATAGTAGTAATCTTATTGCCTGGTTTCACCAGAATATTCGAGTTGATTGAAGCATAGTTCTTCAATAAATTTAATGTCCGTGTGGACATTTTTGTCTTTGTGGTTGTTGTCATAATATAATCTCCATTTCAAAGTGTATTGTATACTGTTTTTGTGCGTTTGTCAATTACCATTTTTCAAAATTATCTAATTCATCGTATCCGACATCTTCAACATCTTTAAGATATTTCTTTTCGCGTTGCCTGTCTTTTGTTTTGTTTTTAATAAAGGTCTTACGCAAATCTCTAGTGTCTTCATTTGAAGCAGGCTTCTTCTTGTTGTTTTTGTTCGTATTCATTCAGAATTCACTTATATGTTCCATCAAATTCTTTAGCCTATGTTCAATAAAATAATTAAATAAGTTACTTCTCTTTCCTTTAATGGCTTCTTTCCATTTTTCTTCTATGGAATCTATTATCCAATCTGGGATTCTTTCAAAATCTACTAACTCCTGATTTCGTTTCCAGTTTTCTTCATGTCCCTTGGGAAGTTCGCCAAATGCCAAATCTTCGTTAATTGTGTCTAGTGTTTTTTGTGTTAATCGTTTTTGTCTTTTATCTTTGTTTATGATTGCATCATCATCGGATAATATGTTAGGTATTCCATCAGAACTATCACCTCTAATGATATGCTCGATTAAAAATTCTTGTGGTTTTTTACAAACCAATTTTGTTTTTGATTTGGTACTATATTGGCTTATGTTTGGATATCTTTGAAGTTGCTGATAATCTTTGTCCGAAGAAATAATCATAATCTTTTCGGTTTGATGATATTTCTTTGCTAGGTGTGCAATGATATCATCTGCTTCTGCTCGTTCGACTCTCATTACTTTGTATGGAAATTGTTCTTCTAATTCATCACGAAGATTGTTGATTGAATCCCATATTCTAGACCAATCTTCAGCGTTCTTATTTTGTTTAAGTTTTCTAGCGGCTTTATACTGCGGGAAAATTTCTTTTCTCCAATAATTGCACGAATCGAAAACAAGAATAACATCACCATAACTTTTAAACTTATTTCTATACATTCTAATAGAGTTTAATGTCATATGACGAATTAAATTTTCATCACTTTCGTGAATACCATTTCCAAAAGCGAAAATGTTTCCAAGAATTATTTGGCTCATATCTATAAGTATCATTTTAATGCCTGTAATATCACACAGTTTTTGTTTAATCTACCTGTTGGTATTTTTTCTTTTGTAGTTAGTGACTTGTATCTGTTATTTATTAAGCGAATGCCGCCAGTGGCACAATCTTTCAATATTTCATTGGGTTTCCTTACTGTTTTTTCTTTTGATTTCTTTTCATCAAATCCAACAACAGTAGTTCCTTTTACAGAAAGACCATCTACCAAAGGTGATGCTTCAAAAATAGCAAGTTTTTTATTTTTGGTATTGAATACAACAACTTTACTTGCACCAATAATTTTTCTTGGGTCAATAGAAGAAATATTATATTCATCAGAATTTTCACAGTATTGTAATTTTTTTATTATTTGACCTGGCGTTCGACTTTTCTTTCTTCTTGGTCTTCGTACTGCCTTAGAAAGTTTAGAATGTTGATTACAAATATCAATGATGTTTTGAATTAAGTTTTTAAACTTTTTTAATTGTGGTCGAGTCAAAAAATCATATGCTTCATTGAGTTGTTCACACTTTTTATTATATGCTTCTTCTAGTTCATCAAGCATTGGTTGAAATTCTGTAGCCAGCATAGCAGACTGTGTAGATTTTATTTTTTTTGTCTTTAACCAATCACCAATATTAAAAGTTGATTTGTCTTGGATATGTTCGACAAACTTATCAATCTCTTTGTTGAGTGATTCTGTATATTCATTTACTTGATTTTGAATTCTTTCTTGAATAGAAATCACAACCTTTGGCTCAATTGACTTTGAAGTTTTTTCGCTTCTCTTTCTTTTTCCTTCGATAATGAGTATAGAGATATATTTATTAATGGCTTTTTGCCATTGAACAGGAGCATCCTTATCGGATTGTGTGCAGATTCTACAGGCGGGTGCTACTAATCCCATATAAAAAGAACTACCTCTTTGGGCATCTTCGATGTCTTCCTTTTTGTATGTTTTCCATTTCATATAAGAAGACACCCATTGCTTCTCCTTCTTACTGGAAGGATGTACGGATGTTCTATAAGTATTGATACAACTAAAGAACGACCACTCTACATCATCTGCGTTGTAGTCCCACATCGGTTCTCTATTCAAGAGTTTTAATTTTCGCTTTGCCATAATGAAATTATATCACATATTTTTATGGTGTCAAGAAGCAATCCATTCAGAATATACTTCTTTTATATCTTCTTTTCCGCCACCAATAGGTACACGATATACAATATTTCTTCTACCAAATTTATTGTTTTCTATGCACTCAATTCTTTCTTTCTTTGGCAAATCCCGTACTCGTTTAAGGTCTTCTTTTCTTCTATCTTCGATTACAGCCACAACAAAATGATTATCATCTTCCCATCCGATTCCTTCGTTGTAGTGAAATGATATTCTATTGCCAGTTTCTTCCAATGGCAATTTCATCGGAGCATCGAAATTATAAAATCGTATAGAACGAAATTCTGTTACATCATTGGGCTTATTTCTAGCGTGACCTTCAATGGCTATAATTTTTTTGTTTGGAGATAGATGGAATTTTTGTTGACAGAATTCCATATTTCTTTTTGCCTTTTCGCCAATAAAATCAATTTGTTCGCCAGTATCTAATTGAACTATAGTTTGTCCTTGATAATCTTCACCACAGACAAAATAATCATGACCATCTTGGTCTTCGACGAAAATAAAAGGAAACTTTTCGCTGTTTCTGTGAATGGTAGTAATTAACTTTCCAGTCATATTTTTATCTTTTTTATAAATTTTACCGATAGTAAACGCCCAGAATCTTTTATCTTCTTTAAAAGCAACAGGGGTTATTGTGAGAACATATTTGCCCTTCGGTGACACAAACTGCTTTCTTTTAGAAGAAAGAATTTTACCGTTCTCAATTTTCTTTTCAATGTCTTTTCTTTTGGTATAGTACCACTCTTCGGAAATATTATTCATAAATTCCTCCACAAATATGTAGGTTTTGATATGTTTAAATTTCGACGGTATTTGGAATTTTAACCAAAGAAACTGTATTTATTATTGCAGGCAATGCCTCATATGGGTCTACATTTGCCGCCGGTCTTCTATCCTCTATATAACCAGACCAATCATCAGCAGTAGTTTGAGGTATTCGAATAGAAGCACCTCTGTCGCCCACACCATAAGTAAATTTATTTATATTTTGTGTTTCACAGTTTCCAGTAAGTCTCTTTTCATTATGTTCACCATATACATCAATATGTTCAGGATGAGTAACGGATAATGATTCACAAACATTAATAATATATTCTTTATCAGAAGAGTTTCTCATATATTCAGTACTAAAATTAATATGTGCGCCTGCACCGTTCCACTCGCCTTCGATTGGCTTGGGTTCGAAAGAAGCATAAAAATTATTACCTTCGGTTAATCTATGTAAAATATATCGACTCATCCATAAATCATCTGCTGTGGTTAAAGCATCTTTTGGTCCTAATTGGTATTCCCACTGAGAAATAAGTACTTCTGCGTTTGTTCCTACAACATCAATTCCTGCTTGCATACAAAGCAGAGCGTGTTGGTCTGACATTAATCTATGATTTACATTTTTAGAACCCACTCCGCAATAATTTTCGCCTTGTGGTGTGGATTCGTTCCAACCTACAACTTCATTTGGTGTGTGTATATTGTTATCAATGAGAGTATATTCTTGTTCTATGGCAAACCACATATCTTCGTCATTTGTCGATAATAATTTTTCTAATTTTGCACGACTATTTGTTTTGTGGGGAGTTCCGTCTGTATTATAAGTTTCACAGAGAATTAAAAATGAAGCCATATCGGTCATTTCTAATGGATTGTGATATACTTTTACTGGTCGTAGAACAACATCACTGTTTTTGGTGTCTGCTTGATTTGTGCTTGAACCATCAAAGTTCCAATCAACACACTTAGACAAAACATCATCTCTGTCCATCTGTCCTGATTCAGAATTTAATATCCAAGTATCATAACGAACCTTACTTCTAATATTCTTTGTTGTGTGTCCATCGAGCCAAACATACTCTAAACGGACAGTCATATTTGCACTACCCGTAAAATTATAATCTTCTTGATTCATACTTTCTCCACTTTCTTGAAAACGAACACTGGTTCGTATTTTAAATATTTTCCATTTACTTGACAGTAATTTTTACAAGTGGGTTTACCATCTTCACCCATTCTGTTCTGCCCTGGCATTCCTTCTAGCGCCATCTTTAAAGTATATTTATACTCCATTCCACACTCTTCTA